ATTTTTACTTTTTCGGTGACAACACCTAACTTATACAAACAAGTTAACTTTATATTAACCGCTAACTGCGTTTTTGAGCATATTATATTTATTAATGTCGGTGCGATATAGTCTGGCCTGTTCTGTTAGATTGAAAGATTCTTTGGCAAATGGGTTAGCCTCTCCTGTAATAACATCAGCAGTTACTTTGGTTGTTGTAGCACCACCGCCCTGTGGTCTTGGGTTTTTTTGTACCCATTGAGGCATCTTTTGTTGCGCCCAATCTTTCACAGGTGTTCTGTTATAACCATCAACAATAACAACAGTGCCATCAGCTTCTCTTGCAAGTTGTTCTCTGTTTATTCTTGATAAGACATATTGTGGGTCATGTACTACATCAGCTAATGCACTGACGGCAGGGGCTTCCACTTCAAGTTCTCTTTGTCTTTGCTCTAGCTCCTGAATCCTTTTGTTTTTAGATTCTTCTGCCTCTCGATATTGAGATGCAAGTTTTTCTCTTGCCTCTTCATATTTACCCTGTGCCTCAAGTTCTTCCTGTTCTTTTTTTTGCTTATAAGCAATCAAGGCATTTACATCAACATCTGGAGGGATAGCTTTCCCTGCTTCTTTTGCTTTTATATTCTGATCTAATAATTTTGCATTATTAGCTTTTAGTTTTTGTAATTCTTCCTGTAAAGCTGCATATTGTTCAGGAGAAGGGTTTGGCTTGATAGGCTCTTCTGACATAGAAAATCGTAATATTTATTTATAATATTATCGTGAAAATTACCATTTGACCTTATGTGACCAAAATAACGGGGAAAATATCGTTGGATTTGGGTTCTGGGCATTATGTCTTGCATAATAACTTGCTCTTCTTTGCTTTTCTGCTTTTGTTCTCGGATTCTTGCCAGCCCCTTTTACTCCCTGCTGTCCAAACCTGATTAATTTAACTTCATCACCCTTTTTTGCAAGTACAACATGAGATTTTGTTGGATGTCCTGAAGTTGGTTTTGCTTTGTTAACTTCTGTTAAGCCATACTTTTTTAGCTTACGTTCTATTTTTTCTTTTTTACTTAACGTCATTTGCCTTTCCTTTTAATTGCCATATTATGAGCCTCAGTAAAACTCATTCCTTCTCTCATCTTACGTTTCATATAATCCATATGTGCTTTTGTGTGGCCATGAGCTTTTTGATGTTTTGCAAGGGTGTTTTTTTGTCGAGTACTTAATTTCATTTTTTCTTTTTCTTTGGATTTTTTAATCTATTTTGATGAATATCAATGTCGGCTTTTCTTGCTCCTCCATCACCTGAAACAAAACTACTTACACGACCCATAGACCAAGCACCAACGGAAACATTTCTTGATCCGCTTCCTAAATATGCAGCAACACCTCTTTCATAAACTTTTTTTAAATCGCCTACAGTATAACGACTTCTATCCGCTTTTTTTTTCAAAGCGGTAGTAAGTGCATCTGTTTTAGCGTTTGGTGCTTTTTTTGCGCTTTTTCTTTTTTTTGGTGGCATCTTGAGCAACTCTTGATTTGGATACAGCCTTTATATCAATAAACTCTCCTTTTCTGTAGGCTTCGGCAGTCCTTTTGATCTCAGCAGCTTTCGCTCCCTTGTTCTTTGCTCCAGACAGATATTTTTTAGGAACACCTGTCTTTTTATCTTTTGGAACTCGCCTAAACTTTCTGGTCACTTTTTAGATTTTTTCTTGGTTGTTTTAGGTTTGACTTCGCAGTTTTCAACCTTTGGCTTTGACTCATCATAGGTCTGAACTTTAAATGTATATCCCATTATTTTTTACCTCCCTTCTTTTTCTTTTTACCCTTTGGCTTCATTGATCCATAATGTGATGGCATAACAATAAAAGTAACTGTTTATATATTACTTCCTTTTACGTTTCTTAGCTGTTTTCTTTTTGCCTGCTGTAGATAATGCCATCGCCTGTGCCTGCTTCAACGTCTTACCTTCTCTCATCAGCAAACGGATGTTGCTTGAGATAACAGACTCTGATTTTCCTTTTTTTAATGGCATATCTATAGTTTATATTCTTTTTTGATTTGGTCTAATGTTTTTTCTGTGCCATCGCTTCTGATAATTTGTCTCAATGCTTTTTGACCAGAACTATTTTTTTTGCTAGCTAATGTTTTAAAAAACTTAACTTTTTGTTCACTACCAAGAGTTTTAATCTGTAGTTCTCGATTTTGATCTAATAACCAATCGCCATAAGCCTGACCTTGAGGAACCCGACCTGTAATGCTTGGCCTTGTATCAAGTGCAGTGGCTGGTGGTTTTTCTAATCCAGGATATTTCTTTTGTAATCCATCAAAGTCAACAACAGGAACAGTAGTGGATCGACAATTAAAATGCTGTGGTGGTGTAGGGCCTTTGTTGTATTCAAACTTTCTACCATCAAGTCTCTGACAGATTGGTGTAGTTCTTGAATCTAATGTCGCAACATATTCGTATTTAGGAGCAACTTTACTATTTGCAGCATAAACAGCCTGTGATGCTTGGTTTTGTACTTGATTAACAGAAGTCCTGATAATAGTTTGAATCTGATAATTAGCTAATTTTGTGACCTCACCGCCTGCTGCTGCAATTTGTTTTACAGTTCCTGGTTGACCAAAATCAAGCCCACCAACTAATTTTCTTGCAATTTGTTGAGTTGTCTCACCACTAAAAACACCTGATCTGATCGCCAATGCAAGTTTTTCTTGTGAACTGGCAGCAATACCACGAAATGCTTTTTCTACAGTTTGGCCATTTGGCAAAGTTACAGCAGCACCTTGTCTTGCAGTAAGTTCAAACTTACCAGCACCAAACTTTACAAAATCATCTTCTGTAAATTGTTTACTTGTAAAAATATTTGTTTGGGCTGGATCGGTACTGATAAAGGAATCTGCATATTTTGGACTTATAGCAACACTATTGATCGGCACATCACCAGATGCCGTTACCTTTTTGAGTTCATTTACAATAAAATCTCTTTGTAAAAGAGTTATCCCCTGTAATTCTTTCTTAAAATCTCTTGCCGTAGCACCAGACCATGAATTAAGACTGTCTTTGGCCTGTTTTATGATTGCTCTTAATCTTTTTCTTGTCTGTGGTGCGATAACTACTGCCTCTCCAGCCCTTCTCTGTCTTAATTCAATATTTCTTAATTGTTTTGCAGCATTTAGAATTACCTCGTTATATGTCACAGCATATTTTTTTGCCACAGCATTACTGAAGCGGTTGAGATCAATAGTCTCTCTAAAAAATACCTCTGGAATTGACATTCATTAAGCTGCGTCAGGTTGAGTTGGGGCTTCCATTTCGATCAACCCTCCAGCTTGTGTTGCCTCAACTTCTTCCTCCACATCAAAATCATCACCAAGAATCTCACCACTGCTTAACTGTGTAAGTAATGTTTCCTGACTGATAGTACCAGCAGTGAATAATGCAAGTAATGATTGAATCTCCTGTGGTTCTAATCTTGCGGTTACAAAGTCTCTATTTACAAAACTACTGCCAGCATTTGGTTCGTTGAGATATTCACTGTGAAACTTAAGGCAATTATCAATCAAATCTTGCATCTGCTGGGCAATCACCATCATTGTGCTGTCATTTTGTGAACGGTCTATTCGCTTGGCCTCTGCTGACTCACCCACCAATTTTTGACCAAGCACCGCAGCTAATGACAATGTATTTATTTGATCTGCAATATCTTTAAGCCTTGTAAACTGGCTATCGTAACTGTCACCCGATGGGCTGACATATTCCATTCTTGATTCAGGTGGTAATGATAATGCTTCATTAGGGCCTGTTGTTATCTCATCTGCGTTTGGATAGCCAAAAACTGCAAGTAAGGGAACAGAACTAATGTGCAGAATATTATCAAGGTCACTCTGTATCTGGTAATGCTTGAGATTTAGTTCTGCTATGTCATACAAAGGGCTGCGTGATTCATACATTCCTACCCTGTTTGAATATGCAACAGAAAAAGGAATCTTATCCTTTATGCTCATCTCGCCTTCATCATGTAATTTATATTCACCTTTATTATTTTTTCTATGAATTTCATATCGCCCAGGTTCTAAAACCCTGATCTGTTTTACAATCTTTTCTCCATACTTGCCATCAGTTTCAACAATCTGTTCCATCAATCGCAGTTGGGTTAGTTTTCTTACCCCGTCAACGATCTCTGTCCTCCAACCAAGAATATCTTTAGGAGCATAAGTAACCCAATAAGGCCTTGCCTTTTCACCATCCTTCGGGGCATCAACTAAAACCCCAACATGACCAAAAGAAATTGCAACCCTAGCTGTCTGATATAACCAGACATTGAGATCATTTCCCTCAAGGTCTACATCAAATAGCTGCTCTCTAACTAAATCAGATACATCATCAAGTCTAATAGGTTTTCTGACCAGCATACCGCTCAACATTTTTTCAATGCGCTGCAAATAAGGAACTACTGTTGATCTACTTAATCTAACGTCATATGAATCATCAGTCTCACGAGCTTCTTGCGGCAAATATTTTCTATGTTCACTTCTAATCTTGTATGTTCCCTCTTTTAAATCTTCAACCAAACCCCAAAAATTAGCCATCCTCTGATAGGCAGCATTAGGACTTGCAACCGTTGTAGGAGCTAGTGTTACAGGCTGATTGTAAATA